CGCGGCCGGCGCCGTCGCGGTTCACGACCGCCCCCAGCTCAAGCTGCACGGGGTCTGCGCTTCTTGCTCCCGGTTGCCGGCGGGCTCTGCTTGTCGAGCTCGCGCTGCTTCTCGTGCACCAGGAACCAGACGGTAGCGCTGGCGGGAAGCGCGAGCGTCTGCGCGACCGACCGAAGCGCCGCCAGGTCCGCCTTGGAGGCGCGCATTTTCCACCACTCGGTTTTTGTCATGTGGTGTACAGTGTACCCCACCATGGTCGCCGAGCCCAACCCAATGCCCGCGCGGAAAAGTATTTATTCCCTTACTTTTCCGGTTGGGGGGGGGGGTCTCTTTGTGGTACCGCGGCGGGGCTGGGACCACGCCCGAAATAGCGATCGCTGCTCGCATGCCTGCCATGTAGCCCGGCCTCCCTGCCGTCAGAGCAGCGCAACTGGCCGCTGTCGACCCGCCGCGCCGCAACCACAACCCCGCGGCGTCCCGCGACGCCGACTCCGCCCACTCGCACAACCGACGCATGGATGCCTCAGTCCCGACAAGGGGTCTAGACCGAAACGACACATACTGGTTTTCAGGGTCCCCGTTTGTGGCCCAGTGTGCGACACGCCGGGGGGCTTCAAATATTTCAAGCCTCCGCGCGCCCGCCGATGTTGCATCGAAGAAACTCAAAACTCCCGTGTGTGCGCGTGCTGCCGGCGCGGCTCTGAGCAAGCGCCGCTAGCTCCACGAGGGCGGGCCGCGTGACGGCCACCGGGGGGAACGCGAGGAGACTCGCTGCGGAGCTGGCTCAGCTCGAGCGAGAGGGCGCGCCCGAGCTCGCCGGCGAGATACGCGCGCTCGTGCAGGCCGGGCTGATGTCCGTTGCCACCGCGATCGAAGCGATCGAAGCGGGCGAGACGTTCGCGAAAGCGAATGCCGTGGGCGACATCTCGGACGAGCAGGTCCATGAGCTCATCTCGCAGATGGCCGTGGGCCATGTCACCGGGAGGCGGGGGTGACGGCGCGCTGGGAGGACAAGCACGCGCGCTGCGATCTCGCGGCCCAAACGGAGAGCCATCCCGAGCACGTGGCGTTTGTTCGTGCACTGATCGACGGCTTCGCGGTGTCGGAGGAGGATCGGGCGGAGGGCGTCCGTTTCCTCGTCTACGCCATGAGAGGTTTTGGCATGCGGCACCACTTCGACCGCTACCACCCCGACCAGGTGGAACTCGGCATCACCGCCGCGCCTGTGGGGGGTCCCGCGCGCGACGCGTGGCTCTTCGGGTACCGATTCGTGGAGAGGGAGAAGCCGAGCGCGGAGCTCGCCGAGCGCAGGCTCGTGCCCGAGAGCATCGCGCCGAGCCCGGCCGCCGGCGACGCGCCCTCGCTCGAGAAGGACTTCCACGCGCTCTACTCCGCGGCGCTCGACGTGAGCGAATCCGTGGTCGAGCCGGACCGCGAGACGCCGCCGCAACGTAATCTGCGCGCGCAGCTCCGCCGCCTGATGCCGGCGTTCGAGGAGTGCGAGGCGGCACGGCGAATGGCTCTGCAGACCAGGGGGCGTAACTGATGGTCAAGCGCCCGCCAAAGCGACCGCCACCCGGCAACGAGCGCGCGATCGTCCTCTTCTTCCATTGCACGCTTTGCGCTGACGATCCCGCCGGGCCGCTACCGAGTGACATCGAATGCGGCTGGACGCCCCTCGGCTTCCAGGTCTGGTGCCGACGGCATGACTGCAACATCATCCACGTCGACTTCCAGGGGAACAAACTGCCCGCCAACCTCACGCGCAAGGGGCTGCGCGTAGTCAAGGGGAGCTGATGGATCGAGAACCGCGCTACCTGGGCGACGGCGTCTATGCGACGTTCGACGGCTACCACATCTGGTTGAGGGCTCAGGGGGTCGCTCACGAGAACCTGGTGGCTCTCGAGCCCGCCGTGTTCGCGGCGCTGCTGAAGTATCAGCACGACCTGGTGGTCGAGTCCCAACGTAAAGAGCGAGAGGCCAGTCGCACGAGCTCGGAGCCGTACCCCAAGGGAAGGGACGGGGCGGATGACCCCTAAAGCTCTGCTTCCGCAGCAACTCGTCGACCTGCAGAACCGCATCACGGAGCTCAGCCGCAACAGCAAGGGGCAGCTCGGCGAGCTCACGCGGGGGGAGGTCGCGCTGCTCAGTTTCGCGCTCGGGTGCTTGCTCCAAGAGCTGCACCCGAAGGCGCCGCGAAGAAAGCGCCGTGCCGCGAAGAAAGCGCAGGCGGGCACATGATGCGCGTCTGGAAGACCGGCGAGTCGCTGCAGATCACCTGCGAGGGCAGGACCGTCCCGGGCACCGTGCGACTCGCGTCCGGCAACGGCTGGAGCTTGATGCTCGAGTTCGAGGCAGTGCTCGCCGGCCACGTCGCCATGATGCCGGTGCTCTGGGATGACCGGCTGCAGGCGTTTGCCAGCGTCATGACGGGCGTTGCCGTCGAGCTCGGCGAGACCGAGGAGGAGGGAGGACTGAATGGAGAATCCGGGCAGGACGTGCACCGTGTGTAACGCGAGCGGCAGGATGGGGCGGCCGGCGAAGTACGTCGCGACCTCAGCCGACCGCTCGCAGTGGTACGAATGCGGCGAGCACTCGGCCACCGACAACGTGCTCCGAACGCTCCGCGTCCAGCTCGAACCGATCGACGACTGGTTTGCCGCGCTCACGGAGGAGGACTGAAATGCCGCACGGGAAAACCGATGCCATGGCCGGCTACGAGCCGCTCACCTGGGAAGCCGACAGCGAGCTCGGCGCCGAGGAGCAGGCGACCATCGAGAACGAACGGCGCCAGCTCTGGAGAAAGGGCGTCCGCGGCGCGCTGTTGGAGCAGCTGGCGTACGAGTTCGCCGCCGTGATTTGCATGCAACGGGCGGCGAGGAGAGCGGGGCTCCTGCCATGAGCACACGCGAGGTGAGCATCACGGAGCTCCGCGCCGCGCAGTCGCTCGGCTGGGCTGCGCGCGAGGCTGGCTCTGACTATCTGTGGGCCCGCCTCTTGGACGACGGGCGCGGCGTCTACCTGATGCCGCTCCTCTTCGGCAACCTGCGGCTCGGCATCGGGCCGCACGACTCGGCGGAGCTCCACCACGTCTGGGATTACAGAGTCGAGAGCGGGGGCATCGATGCCGCCTGGCGCGCGGCGCTCGGGTGGGACGGTCAGGGCGAGCCGGAAGGCTGGTATCGGGGTCCGGGCGGGCGCCGGCGGCCTGATGGCACGGCGAAGAGCGAACGCGTGGGGGACGAAACGCCATGAGCCTGCATCAACTGCGTTTCGAGCGCGGCGCGCGCGTGTTCGTGCGCCGGGACCGCGACGGCAACGAGATCAACTGCGCCGGGACCGTCGCGCGCCTGCGCCGAGCCGATGATGGGGCCTGGATCGCGCTCGACACTCGGCACGAGTGCCGCCCGTTTCCCGCGGACGACGCGACCCGGGCGACGCACATCATCGCCTACCCCGCAGACACAGAGCCCCTGCCGTGAAGGACCAACTCAGCCGCACCAAAGCCGTGCTCGCTGCAGCGCTAAAAGAGCACGCCTTCGACCTCGTCGTAATCGTGACCGTGGTGCAGCGAGAGGAGGGCTTTGCTTTCGAGTGTGCGCTCGATGGCGTGTTGCCACCCTCTGTGACGACGGAGATCGCATCGGCACTCCGCGATGTCGCCGACCACGTCGAGGCGGACATGAACCAGCAGACTGAAGCGTGGCAGCGCGGCGTGTCATGAGGAAGAGAGGAAGCATGAAAATTAAACTGGAAAGCACGAGCCAGATCGTCGAGCTCGATGGCATCGAGTGCCGCGTCTGGGAGGGCACGACCGAGGGTGGCGTGCCTCTCACCGCATTCATTCCGCGCGTCGCGGTGCATCGCGACCACGATCAGTCACAGTTCGAGCGCGAGCTGACCGAGCAACGCGAACCGAGAGCGTCGGGCCCGGTCTGGCCCGCGCGCATGGTGCTCTGATGGAAACCCTCTCTGGGGACGCCGAGCTCGACGCGCTCGCTGAACGTGAACAGTTGATCGCTGCCCGCGCCGCCACGAGGGCGATGCTGGCGCTGAGAGCCCTCGGCTACGATTTCGTTCTCGTTCGGATTTGCAAGGTCCTCACCCGCGGCGGCGAGTGCGCCGCCCCCGGCGCGACGTCGTTCGAGTGCGCCAAGAAGCTCCTGCCCGCGCTGCCGCGCGAGGCCGATGGGCTGCGGCTCATCGCCGACAAGTTCGACGCAGAGTTCCGCAAGGGTGGCACCCACGAGGCGGAACGCGGGTATGAAGAGGATGCGTCCCATCGCGCGGCGGAGTTCGAGCGCGGCGATTGAGTGCTAGAGTTCATGCAACTGAAACCAGGGGCACCCCATGAACGCATTGCATCCCGGACTGAATGCTCTCGTCGATCGAGGCCTGCTCACGTGCGGCCAAGCCAACGAGGTGACGGCCTTCGCCGGCGCCATCCGGGACGCCGTCGCCCGGGGCGAGATGACCGCCACCCAAGGGGACACGCTCGGGCGGCTGCTCGGCGTCCGGCACGCGGCAAACACCAACGCCCGGCGCACTCGGCGGAGCCTGTGACGACGATCGACCTGCAGCTCGATGGGGACGAGTGCTGGCCCGATCTGAGGGACTTCGTGCTCGGCGCGCTCTCCGGGGTGGCGCTGCTGCCCGACGGGGAGGTGACGGGCTTCGATGGCCAGACGCGACGGGTGCCCATCCTGACGCTTCGGGTCGAGCTACCCGACGGCACGGTGGCGCTCGCGCAGATCAAGGTCGAGATGCTCGAGACGGTGCTCGGCGCCGTGCGCGGGCGCCTCGCCTACATCGCGGACCTGGCAAGGCGAGGAGGCACACCGTCGTGACGCTATTGAGCAAGGAGGACCTCGCGGATATCCGGTTTGTCGCCGAACGTGCCGGCGGGCTCGGACTGAACCCGCATTCCACGCTGAAGCTTCTCGATGGCTACGAGGCGCTGGTGGCGACGCTCGACGACGTCTCGCGCGGCAGCACGCACGAGCTCGTCCGGCACCTGCTCGAGAAGCTCATCGCCGCCGAGAAGGAGGTTGCCCGCGCCCCAGCGCAGCCCGCCGCACCGGAGCCGAGCGCGGACGAAGAATTCGACGACTTCAAACCTGTGTCGGAGCCGGAGCGCAGAGAGGTGGGCATCGTGGTGCCGCGCGCAGAGCTGGCTCGCCTGAGGGCCGCCGAATCCCAGCTCACGGCCGTGCGGGAAGTGGCGACGCATTGCCCACCAAACGCGGCGTACTGGCGCCAGTGCGACGCCATGGCTCGCATCCGAGCGCTGCTCACCCCCGCACCGGAGCCGAGCGCGGAGCCCGTGGCAAAGGAGCGATATCTGCTGCAGTGCGAGGTAGCAGAATCGCTACGGGTGAAGCTGCAGGCCGTGGCCGAGGTGAGGGACAAGCTGCTGTTGCTGGCCGTCGAGTTCCGACTCAATCCGCAAGTGCACTCGACCTACATGGAATGCGCGGCTCGAATCACCAAGGCGCTCACCCTCAACCCCGAGCTGCGCCCACTGGCGCTCACCGAGGATCGCAGCGAGGCGCAGCTGAAGGCCGACGGAGATGACGAGCCGTGATGGGGCTGGCCTGGGTAGCGGAGCGAGCGCGGCGCATGGCGCTGCCGCTCGAGCAGGCGTCGCGGCTCGAGTTCAGCATCTTCGGCAAGTGCCCGCGCTGCCTTCTTGGCGAGGTCTGCGAGTGGCGCGTGGGCTTCTTCTGCTCGCGCTGGCTCGACTACGGCAAGCCCGACGGCCCGTGCGGATGGTGGGCAGGGTGAGCAACCGCCCCGCCCCGCGCAAGAGCGGTCGAGCGCCGAAGCGCGAGGCAGAGCTCGTCGAGGTCCTGGAGCCGCTCGAGCCGGGCACGCTCGCCGCGCTGAAGGCTGAGGTGCACCTCCAGAACCATCGACGCGGGCACGGGCACGGGCTGAAGTCGCGGCACCTCTCCCGCGTCGCCGCCGACCTCGAAGTGGCGCTCATCTCGGGACAGCCGCAGGACGTGATCGATGGGCTGTGTATCGACGCCGCAGCGACCGTGCTGCGCATCAAGGAGCAGGGCGATGGGCACTGAGAAAGACACCGAGCCGCGGCCCGTGGGTTGCCTGTGCACGTGGGAGTTCGGCGACAGCGAATGCCCTGTCCACCCCACCTGCCCGGAGTGCGGGTGCGTAGAATGCGAGTGCGCGCCCGACCTGGAGCAGGGCCATGGGGAGGACTGCTGATGTGGCCACCAAGGGCGCTCGGCGCTGGTCCCGCGAGGCGTGCGCCGAGGCTGCGCTGCAGCTGCGCGCCTGGCCGCTGACCGGCGCACTCGGGTTGTCCGCGTGCGCCTTCGCCGCCGCAGAGCGGGCAGCGCAGCGGCTCGGGTTCGACAGCTGGGATGCCGCCGGGATGGCGGGCTGCAGCCCCGACGTGCTGAGCGAGGCCATCGAGGACCTGGAGAGCGAATGAAGGGCGGCAAGCTCTGAAGGCCTCCGCCGCGTGGTAGGCTTCTCGCAAACCACTCGGGGAGGCTCACCGCATGTCGCTCATTTCAATTCTGGTCGTGCTCGTCATCGCCGGGCTCGTGCTCTGGGCCGTCAGTCAATTCCCGCTCGACGCGACCATTGTGCGCATCATCCGTGTCGTGGTCGTGGTGTTCGTGGTGCTCTGGCTCCTGCAGGCGCTCGGGCTCTTTCACGGTACGGGCGTGAGGCTCTGAGTCGCTACGCGGTTGCGGGATCCGCCAAATTCGAATGTCGGCCTGCTGGCAGGCAGCACCTTTTTTGCCCGCCAAGCTCCCTGGGGCTAGCGTTGAGAGGTGAGCGCAAGGACCACGACTCCCTTGTCTGATACTCGCGAGGCGCCCAACTATTCCATAGCCGACGCAGCCCAATATTTGCGTCTTCCGCGCTCGACGCTAGCCAGCTGGTTGAGTGCTGGAGGCCTGATCAAGCCAGCCCAAACTACACCACGGTTGCTCTCGTTCAACAACCTGGTCGAGGGGTTTGTTCTGTCCGCCATGCGCAAGGAGCACCACGTGACGATGCCGCGCACGAGGAAGGCGCTATCGTATGTAGCCCGCCAGCTCGGGACGCACAGACCACTGATCACGACGCAGTTCAAGACCGACGGCGTCGATCTGTTCATAGAGCAGGTCGGAGCGCTTCTAAACGTTTCGCGAGGTGGTCAAGTGGTCATGAAGGAGACGATCGAAGGCCTGCTGACCCGGATCGAATGGGACAGCAGCGGCCTGGCTCAACGCCTTTATCCGCTGGCACGCACTGAACCCAACAGTCAGCCGAAGGCGATCGTCATCGACCCGACCATGAGTTTTGGACGGCCTGTTCTGTCTGGCACGGGTATCCGAACGGAAATTATCGCGGAACGCTATCGGGCGGGCGAGTCAGCTGCTGAATTGGCAACTGACTACGACGTCGCGCTCGAACTCATCGAGGACGCTGTTCGTATGGGGCTGCAACGTGCAGCTGCCTGAGCCTCATACATTTTTCGTTGATAGGGCGCTGGGAAAGAACGTTCTTCCGGCGGGCCTACGCGCAGCGGGTCTTCAGATCAAGGTTCACGACGAGTGGTTTGCGCAGAAAACACCAGACGCAACATGGCTTCCGGAGATTGGAAGGCGCCGATGGGTGCTCCTGACCAAGGATTGCAACATCCGGATCGACGGCCTCGAGAGAAGGACCCTTCTCGCGAATCGGGTCGCCGCGTTCATGCTCAAGCGGGGAGACCTGACCGCGGAGGGCATGATTGGCATATTCGTCAAAGCACACGACGGCATGCTTCGCGCACTCAGGCGCTTCGAGCTAGCCCTCATCGCGTCAGTTTCGCGCGATTCGGTGGTGAGGGTCCAATACGCAGACTCCAGGCGTCTCCCGGTGCCTGCGGTATTGAGGCCGCGCGGCACGCGCCGCAGGTAGCAGCCTGATCGCCGGCTCAGCCGCGCCCTCAGAACGGAATGTCCGGGTCATCCCGCATCGGCGGATGCACCCGATCAAACGCGTCCAGCGCCGACTGTTCTCGCACGCTCATCTTGCGGGGCGCCCGCGGCGCAGGCTCCGCCCTGCTGCTGAGCTCCATCTCGGCAGCCTCTTGGATCATCGCCGTGCCGAGCAGGTGGAGCTCTTTGGGCTTCAGGTTCAGGCTCGCCCAGTAGTGGCCCGCCGAGCTCGGCCTGGCTCGCTGCCAGCGCCAGTCGCCGGCGTCGGTCCGCCAGTAGAGGCGCAGCGTGTAGACCGGGTGCCCCTTGTACTCGGAGAGTTCGAAGCGAAGTTGCTCTCGCTGTCCGTTCCAGGAGCGATCGAAGAAGGCGAGGGTTTCGGGTTCTTCGAACTGGGCCATGGGCTCCCCTACAGGGCGGGGAATTTCAATCCGGGTTGCTGACGAACGACGGCCTGGTCGAGCATCGCTCGGGTCTTCGGGGGCAGCTTCTTGTGCTCGGCCTCGTAGGTGTCGCGAGCGAGCACGCGGATGCTCGTCTCGAAGAGCACGGCCATCGTGGGCGCGATCCGCTCCTCGGGCACGCCGAGGTCTTTCAGGATCTGCTTGAACAGACCGAGGGTGTCGGGCTTGAGCACGTTCTCCTCTTCTTTGACGAAGAGCTTCGGGAACGCTTCGCCGAGCTCGCTCTCCATTCGGAGTACGGTGTCCCTGGCCACGCTGTACCTGGAGGTGCAGACGACCTGCACGTATCGGAGCTCGCGCCCGGGCGTCTCGGACTCTGGGTCTTTCGGAACGCGGGCCCAGTACGGGATGCTGACCGTGGTGACGTCGCGCCGCATGAGGTCGTTGAAGGCGTCGCGCTTGGCCTTGCCGTACTCGCGCAGTTCCCCCTGGACGCTCGCGAACATCTCCTGGCGTTCCCTCAGAATGGCGATCAGCTTGACGGCGCGCGCCGCGGTGGGCGCGACCTTCGGATCGAGGCCGAGCAGGACCACGTTCTTGGTCAGCGTCGCGCCCTGAAGCGCCGGATCGGTCTCGAGGGTTGACGTCGCGGTGGGCGTCGCTGCCGCTAGCGGAGCCGTGCGCGAGAGGAGTTCGGCGAGCGCCTGCGACACGGGCGGCACCAGCCCCATGGATTCGACCGGAGCGGGAGCAGCGACGGCTCGTGACTTCTTGGAGGCCATTTGGGGCTGTAGAACGGGCTGTGCAACACGAAGCTTGGCACCGGACTCCGTGTAGACAAGTCGGGGCGTCGGGGAAAGGCGCCTGTCCGTTCTCAAATACTGCCCGTTTCCTACCAGAGTGCACGACCCCGACCTCGAGTGGCTGCTCTGCGTGATGCCCGCCCTGATGGGCGAGTCATCGGGCTACGGGGCCATCGTCGCGGCGCTCGAGCGGGGGCAGGCGCTCGGCGGGGGCAGCCCCAGCAGTGCGGGCGCCGAAGAAGCCGTCGAACGAGCGCGGCCCCACGTGGAGCGTTCCCGCCGGCTCCGGGCGATCTGGGGCGGGCTGGCGCTGCAGCACCGGCGTGTCCTCGAGGCCCACTACTACCAGCCGCGCTCACAGTGGCGCCACGGCGTCCACGCGCACCTGGGCGAGCTCGCCGGCGCCTGCAAGCATCTCGCACCCCTGTGGCTCAGCCTGGAGCTCGCGTGCTCGAACGCGGCGCACACCGGCAATGCTGCGCGGATCCGGCGGGAATTGGGCCGGGCGGAGCGCGCCGTCGCGGCCGCGCACCGGGCGTGGTGGGCCGCCAAAGCCGCGGCCGTGTCAAACTGGATGCTTGCATGAGCGAGCGTGGATCACGGTTGCCGTGGCTGCCTCGCGGATGGGCGTCGGCCATCGCCAGGCGCTGCGGCTGCTCGCGCGGCGAAACGCCCAGGTCGGCGGTAGGCTGCTGCGCAGCGTCGGCGACAAGCGAATGCCGGGGGGCACGCAGGCCTCCAAATGGCTGGTGTCCACCGAGGTGTTCCACGAAGTGATGCGACCGGCGCCGGCGACGACCGAACGCGACATCGTCGAGCTCCGCGCAGAGCTGGTGTTAATCAGCGAAAAACTCCAGGCGCTGCGCAACGCTGTGCGTCCGCTGCTGCGCAAACTCGCGGAGCAGAACGCGACATGACGCGACGGAATTAACACTTAACAGTAGGTGCTTAACCCCACGCTCGTCATCAAGGGGCTCGACGAAATGCAGGCGGCGCTCGAGCAGCTCTCCAAAAAGGGCTTGGCCGCCGCAGCCCGGGAGACCCTCACCAACTGCGCCTGGGAAGGCCGGCGCATCTGGCAAGGGAACCTCGAGCAGTCGAGCATCCTGCGCAACAAGTTCACGCAGTCGCGCGTTCTCGTCGACCCTGCGCGCGGGTCGAGCCTGGTCGGCATGGAGGCTCGTTTGGGGCACCCATCCCAGTACGTAGCCGATCTCGAGGATGGCAAGGGCGACACGGCCCGAGGCTCCGCCGTGCCGATCCCGGAGCTCGCCGCCCGTACTGGCGGCGACAAGCGAAAGCTCGTGGGCAGGCCGAACAAGCTCGCCACGATCGGTCGTCTCTCCAAAGGCAAGGGCCGCGGGGGGACACACCAGCAACGCAACGCGGGAGCCCTGCGCATGGCAGCCAAGCAGGGCAAGAAGTTCGTCGTACTCGAGGGAACACGAAGCCGCGGCATCTTCCGCGTACTCGGGGGGCGCAAGCACACCAAGGTGAGGAAGATCTGGGATCTCAGCCATCGCACCGTATCGAGGCCCAGGCGGCCTACCCTACAGCTCACCCTGGATGCGACGCTACAGCTGGCACCCGCGATTGCCGAACGCGCGATGCAGAAGCAACTCGCGCTGCTCGGTCCCAAGCGCGCATGGGTAGAGGGCCCAGGGTGATGGGTGTGCTCGCTGTCCACGCGTTGCACACACGGGAACGACGCGCTTTGGAACACTTGAGCGTGGGATTGGCTTTCGCGCACCCTTTTACGAGGTTTTTGCCTGATTTCAATCTGAAAATGCCCATGAAATGCCGTCAGAACACGTCATTTGCATATTTGCCGCTTTTTGTGGGGGTAAAAACACCCCATAAATGCCGCAAAAACCTAGGGTCCTGTGGAAAGGCCCCCCGGGGGCAGTGGGTTGAAATGCGGGACCCATCCCCGCTCGCAAATTCTCGCGTTTTCTCCAGTGATTAAGCCCGGTTAACTGTGCCTGTTAAGAGCAAGGCGGGTAAAACCCGCACGGCCACACACCTGATCACCCGATCGGAGATGGCACGCCGGCTCGGTGTGTCGCGTCCCGCGGTGACTCAGGCCTGCCGACCCAAAGGGCGCCTGCACGCCGCCTGCGAGGGCAGCGCGATCAACGCCCTGCACGACTCCGCGCGCCGCTGGATGAGTCAGCGCGACGCGGCCAGCAAAGAGCTGCCGCCGATCCAGATGGACGACGGCGAGCGCCCGAGCTCGAGGCCCATCGCTGATCTCGAGCAGGAGCTCGGCCCGCGCCAGAGCACGGACTTGGCTGATCTCGCCGAGCCGCTGACGACGCTCACGGAAACGTACGGTGAGGCGCGCGCGTTCGACACCTGGGTGAAGTGCCGCAAGACGCTGGAGGAAGCTCGAAAGGCCGCGATGTTGCGCCAGCGCATCGAGGGCAGACTCGTGCCGCGCACGACCGTCACGCGAATGCTCGACCACGTCGATGTCGCGTTCCGTCTGCTGCTCTCCGATGCCCCCCGATCCATCGCGACGCACCTGGCGCCGCAGGACATGACGGCGGCGACCCGGCGGATCCGCGACGTGATGTCTCAGATACTGAGCGCGTGCCGCGACCACATGGCCGCGTCGCTCGCCGCCGACGACACCATGGCGCCGCTGCTCGAGGCAGCCGAGTGAGCGTGTCGCCCGACACCGAGTGGCTGTGCCGACAGATTGCGAAACTCACGACCAGCGTCTCGATCCTGACGCCGTCGGAGTGGACGGAGAAAAAGCGCTACCTGCCGCCGTCGAGCTCGTCGATGCCGGGCTACTTCCGCTTCGACGTCGTGCCCTACATGCGCGAAATCATCGACTGCATGTCGCCCGAGTCCGACGTGCGCCACGTCACCGTGCAGAAGGGTGTCCAGGTCGGCGCGACGACGCTGCTCGAGAACACCATCGGCTACTACATCGACCAGGTCAAGACGGCCCCGATGATGCTGGTGACGGCCGATGCCGAGCTCGCCAAGCTGCGCATCGAATCCCACGTCGTGCCGATGCTCAAAAACTCTGGGCTCGACCACCTGGTGCGCTCGCTCGACGAGCAAAATCCGCGAAAGACGGGGCGCACCGATAAGAAATACGAGTGGGAGGGCGGTGGCTTTCTCATCCCGCTGGGAGCGGTGAACGCCAACAAGATGCGTTCCATCCCGATCCAGATCCTGCTGCGCGACGAAATCGACGGCTGGGCGGACAACGTCGGCAAGAACGGCGACCCGGTCACGCTCACCGCGGACCGCACCGCCGCCTACGAGGCGAGCCGCAAGATCTTCGACGTCTCGACGCCGCTCATCAAGGGCCAGTCCAAAATCAGCAAGCTGTTCGAGGCAGGCGACCAGCGTCGCTACTTCGTGCGCTGCCTCGGGTGCGAGCACCCGCAGGCGCTCCGCTGGCGACGCGAGGACAAGGACACGGGCAAGACGACGGGGATCGTGTGGGAGTCCACAGAGGGGCGCCTCGTCGAGGGCTCGGTGCGGTATGTCTGCGAACAGTGCGGGCACCCGCATACGAACGCAGACAAGACGCGGCTCTTTGCCGACGACAACGCCGAGTGGAAGCCCACGGCCCTGGCCGGTACGGCGCACCACCGCAGCTACCACCTCTCCGCCCTCTACTCGCCGATCGGCATGCAGACCTGGGAAGCCTGCGTGGTGAAATGGCTCGAGGCGTGGGACGAGCAGAACAACCGCAGCAAGGACAACGCCAAGCTGCAGGTGTTCTACAACAACGTGCTCGGCGAGGCCTTCGAGCTGCGCGGCACCAAGCTCCGCTTTGATATCGTCTCCTCGCACCGGCGCCACGCCTACCGCTACGGGGAAGTCCCGAACCGTTGGTGCATCGAGCACTGCGGCTCACCGGTGCTGATGGTGACCTGCGCCGTGGACGTCCACATCGACAACCTGGCCGTCGCCGTGTTCGGCTGGTGCCGGGGACGACGGGTCACCCTGCTCAACTATTGGAGGTTCAAGGGCGACACCGAGCAGCTCGACAATCCCAAGACGTGGGGGATGCTGCGCGAGGTCATCGAAGCGACCGAGTACATCGCCGACGATGGCCGGAGCTACCGCCTCCAGATGACGCTCATCGACTGCGGCTACCTCACCGACGTCGTCTACCGATTCGTGGAGCGCTACGAGTCCGGCGTGTTCGCGGTGCGCGGGCGCGAGTCGCCGCCGAAGAGCGCGCCGCTCAAGGAATTCTGGAGTTACACGACGCCCTCGGGGATGATCGGCTGGGCCGCCTCGGTCGACATGTACAAGGACCGCTGGAGCTCGGCACTGCGCCGCAGCTGGGACGGCATGGCCGTTCAGCCCGAGGGCTATTTCAACGCGCCGATCGACGCGACGGACGACCAGCTCAAGGAGCTGACCGTCGAGACGCGGCGCGAGAAGATCGACTCTTCCACCGGCAAGCGGCTCGGCTTCGGCTGGCACCGCCCGAGCGGCGCTGACAACGAGCTCTGGGATTTGCTCGTCTACAACAACGTCGCGCTCGATATCGTCGCCTTCGACGTCTGCATTCAGCAGATGGGCCGAGAGACCATCGACTGGGACGTGTTCTGGGAGTCGCTATGAGTGATGGCTGCTGCGACGATACCACTTGGATCTGTGACAGAATCAACGCGACGCGCGCTCTCATCGTCAAGTACGAGGCGGCGATCGATGCGCTGTCCACCGGAGCGCAGAGCTACCAGCTCGACACGGGGCAAACCCGTCAGCTCGTGAGCAAGGTGCAGCTGCCCTCCCTACTGTCGACGCTCTCCGGGTTGGAGGCGCGGCTGGCCACCTACGAGCAGCGCCTCGGCTGCGCACGGCTGTACGTGAGGCCCGGATGGTGATGGCCACCAACCCGATCCTGCATCGGGTCTATGGCTGGATCTACGGCAACCCGACCGGGCCCGACTCGCCCGAGGCGCCCGCCCTGCCCATCATCACTCCCGACATGATGAGCTCCGCCGGCAACGCGCCCGTGCGCAACCGGTTCCACGACGGCGAGAAGTACCCGGGCGGTTTCGGGCCTACGGAGCTGCTGACCGCGGACTACTGGACGCTGCGCGCGCGGTCGACGCAGCTGTTCAAAACGAACCTCTACGCGCGCGGCATGCTTCGACGGTTGGTGACGAACATCATCAACACCGGGCTCTCCCTCGAGGCGGTTCCGGACGAGGGCATTCTGGGCACGAACACGGACGTGCTCGCCGACTGGGCCGAGAGCGTCGAGAACCGCTTCCATCTGTGGGAAACCACGCCGTCCCTCTGTGACTACAAGGGCATGCTGTCCTACGGTGGGCTCCAGGCGACCACCAAGCTGGCCGCTCTCATCTCGGGCGACGTGCTCGTGGTGCTCCTGCAGGACCCGGCCACGGGTCTACCGAGGCTGAGGCTGGTCGATGGCAACCGCGTCCAGTCTCCCTTCGGCGGCACCGCCGGGGAGCCCGCGCTGCGGGCGGGGCACTACATCCGACACGGAGTCGAGCTCGACGCGGACGGCCGCCACGTCGCCTACTGGATCGTCACCGACAATGCGGTGAAGCCCGAGCGCCGGGTCGAGCGTTTGGCGCGCGTGGACGCGGCCGGGCGCCGGCAAGCCTGGCTCGTTTACGGGACGGACATGTTGCTCGATGACGTCCGAGGTGAACCGATCCTGTCGATCATGCTCCTTTCGCTCCGGGAGATCGACCGGTACCGCGACGCCGTTCAGCGCAAAGCGGCGATCAACGCCATCTTGGCGATGTTCGTCACCAAGGACACCGAGGTGATGGGCAGCCGCCCGCTCGCCGGCGGCGCCGTCGTGCGCGGCAAAGACAGCGTCGCTTCGGCCATCGGGGGCAAGCCGGCGCGCACCTTCAACTTCGCTGAGATGGTCCCGGGGGCCGTGCTCGACGAGCTCGCCCCTGGCGAGAAGCCGATGGGTTTTCCGCCCACGGGAACCGACGAGAAGTTCGCCGACTTCGAGGCGGCCATCGTTTACTCCATGGCCTGGGTGCTCGAGTTCCCGCCCGAGATCATGACGCTCAGCTTCAAGAACAACTACTCGGCGAGCCAGGCCGCAGTCAACGAGCTCAAGCTGTACTTGAACAAGGTCCGTGCCACGTGGGGCGACGAGTTCTGCCAGCCCATCTACGAACAGTGGCTCCTCTCCGAAGTGCTCGCGGGACGGATCCGCGCTCTCGGCTTGCTCGAGTCCTGGCGCGACCCTTCGCTGTACGACCGCTATGCCGCCTGGATCGCCGCCGACTGGACGGGAGCCATCAAGCCGAGCATCGACCTCGTCAAGCAGGCCAACGGCTACAAGATGCTCGTCGCAGAGGGCTTCATCACGCGCGACCGCGCCACGCGCGAGACGACCGGCACCAAGTACAGCAAGAACGTCGCCAAGCTGCTGCGGGAGAATGTGGCGCTGGCCGCGGCGAACAAGCCCATCGTGGAGCTGGAGAACCCAGCCCCGCCGGCGGCCGCGCCGACCAAGCGCGATCTCAAGATCGTGCCCAAAGGAACCTGATGCACTGGCTGCTCGAACCCTCCGCTCTCCAAGCTCTGCTGCACGCTCGGCGTTTCGCGACCCCCGAGGCGCGAACGCAATGGGACGCTCGGCAGGCAGCCGAGAGCCTGCGCGGCGGGAGCGACGGCGGCTTGCCACGCAACATGACCGTGGCCGGGAGCACGGCCGAGATCCGCATCGAGGGCATCCTGACGAAGCGGCCTGACTTCTTCGCGGCGTTCTTCGGCGGCGGCAACACGACGTACACGAGCATTCGCGCGGCCCTGAGCATCGCCGAAAGCAACCCGCAGATCCGGGAGGTGGTGCTGTTCGTCGACAGCCCCGGCGGCTCGGCGGATGGACTCTTCGAGACGCTGGATGCCATCGCGGCGTTCCGCGCGGGCTCGGGTAAGAAGATCCGCGTCCGGGCGGAGAACGCCCAGTCGGCTGCCTACGGCATTGCCGCGGCAGGCGGCAACATCGAGGCGAGCGGACGAGGGGCGACCTTCGGATCCATCGGCACGGCCATCGCCTACTTCATGGACGAGCACGTCATCGAGCTGACCAACACGGACAGTCCCGACAAGCGCCCGGACCTGACCACGGCCGAAGGTAAGGCGGTCGTCGTGAAGTACCTCGACCAGCTCAACTTCGAGCTCGTGCGCTCCATCGCGCAGGGCCGCGGAGTCGACAGCAAGACCGTCAGCGAGGACTACGGCCGCGGCGCATCCATGACCGCCGTTGCGGCCAAGAGCCTCGGACTGATCGACAAGATCTCAACTACTGCACCGCGCGCGGTGCCCAGCAAAGGGAAAACAATGAGCGAAGAACAAACGGACAACCGCGCGGCGATCGACGCAGCGAAGCTAGAGGGTGTAGAGCAGGAGCGCGACCGGGTTCGCGCCCACCTGGCGATGGGCGAAGGCTGCGGCGACCTGAGCATTGCGCTCGAGGCCATCCGCTCCGGCGCCAGCATGACGCAGGAGATCAATGCTCGCTATCTGAGCGCGGGCATGAACCGCTCGGACCGCAGCAGGCGGCAGACCGAGTCCAATACCGCGGAAGCCGCCCTCAAGGGTGTCGATGCCGCTACCACGGCTCCCGTAGCCGATCTGGGTGACCAGGTGGTCACCGTGCTCGAGAACAAGAAGAGCCACGTGCGTCATGTCAAGTAACATCAACGTCACCAACGTCGACTCCGGATCCGTCCTGCTCGAGAAGTGGGGAGAGGTCGACAAGACCCTCGTCAATTCTGAGATCGTCGAGACGGTCTTCCTCGCGGGCACCTTGCTCGCCCTGCACGCGACCGACGGCAAGCTGTACCCGTACGACCCGGCCGCCCTCACCGAGAACATCAACGTACCGAAGTACGTGTTGACCTACGACGTCACGGTCGCCGCCTCGAGCGACCTCGCCGTGATGGCGCTCAGCGCCGGCAAGGTCAATCAAAACCGCCTGCGACTCCAGGGCGGAGGCCCCGTCACGGCGGCCATTCTGGATCAACTCCTCGACCGCCCCATCATCCCCGTCGCCGTTGCGCAACTCTGCGTGATCGACAACCCGCAGAGCTAACCATGAGCGACCTTTCAACCATCAAGCTGCTCGACATGTACCTGGAGGAGGCAAGTGTGCCTCTGTTCCTCTCCGGGTTCTTCCGTTCGCCGGCGCAGAATTTCCACACCACCGAAGAGGTGGAAATGGATATCGACCGCGACCTCGAGGACGTGGCGATCGTCATCACCTCCTTGACCCACGGCCCTCGCGAAAACGAGGGCTCGATCTACACGAACAAGCGATTCAAACCGCCCATCTTCGACGAGATGGGGGGCATCAACTCCTTCGACATGATCCAGCGTCAGGCGGGGCAGAGCCCGTTTGCGAACCCGGACTATGCGGCCAACGCCACTCGCGCGGCCTTCAGCATCTTCCGCAAGCTGGAGAACAAGATCCGCCGTGCGGTGGAGCAGATGGCCGCGCAGGTGTTGCAGACCGGCAAGCTGACGTTGACCAACGCAGCGAGCGTCCCGCTGTATGCGATCGACTTTCAGCCCAAGGCCACACACTTCCCCTTCGCCTCCGCGGTCTGGGCCGCCAATGGCTCGACCGGGGTGCCGCTCACGGATCTGTCGGCACTCGCCACCGCGCTGCGCCGCGACGGCAAGCGCAATCCCAACCGGCTCGTCTTCGGGGAAAGCGCGTTTCAGCGATTCCTCACGAACACGACCGTGCACGCTGCGCTCGAGACCCGACGCATCGACATTGGCAGTGTCGCCCCCGAGACCCGCGGGCAGGGAGCGACGTTCCAGGGCTTCATCTGGATCGGCAACTACCGGTTCGAGATGTGGACCTACGACGGGTACTATCGAGACCCCACGACCCTGGCTTACGTGCCCTACGTCAACACCAACAAGGTGCTGATGATGAGCGAGGGGGCTCGGCTCGACCTGACCTTCGGTGCCATTCCGATGATCGTGCCGCCCGAGCAGCGCGCGCTGCCCTTCCTGCCCCCGCGCATCTCGGCGGACAGTGGCATCGATCTGACCACGAACGCCTGGGTAACCGACGACGGCAAGCGGGTCATGGTGTCCGCCGGCACGAGGCCGCTCACCATCCCCACCGCCATCGACACGTTCGGCGCCATCACGGTCAACGCGACGAGCTAAATGGGTCTGAGGGAGCAAGCCGCGCTGGATGCTCAGGCGATCCTGGAGGACAGCTCCTCCGGGTTCGGCTGGCCATTCACTCTCACCTCACCGCAAGGTGTGGCAGCCGCGCGCGTGGGCTTCACCACGGACATTGGCCAGACCATCGACCCCGACACGGGTCAGGCGGTGGCTGGCCGGCGCGCGTCCGTGGCGGTATCGCTGCGCTCCCTGCCGGAGATGCCCGTCGCGGTACCGGAGCGCGACCGCAAGCCCTGGATCGTGAGCTTCGCGAGCGCTTTGGGCGTCTTCGCGGCCTGGAAGGTGATCGAGGTCCTGCCCGATCGCGCCGTCGGCGTGGTCGTGCTGCTCCTCGAGGCCTACCAGCATGCTCCCATGGTGTTCAGCGACGCCATTCTCGCATTGCCGCGCTTGCTTCTCTCGGGCTCGTTCGCGCCCTTGGTGGCGCTGAGCGGCGCCCTCGTCTTGCCCGCGCCCGAGCTCGCGGGCTCGTTCACGCCGGGCGTGGAGCTGAGCGGCGAGCTCAGCCTGCCCGTGCTGCAGCTCGGGGGCGAGTTCTCGCCGGGGGTGGAGCTGGGCGGCGCCCCGGCCCTGCCCAGCCTCGGCCTGTCGGGCGAGCTGTCG